AGGAAAGCATCATGTTAGAAAAAGTTGTATCAGTTGATCTGATTGAAGTCATTGAAAACGGCTCCATTCAAGTTCGCACCAAGACCGCCATCCTTGAAGACGGCAAACAAATCAGCGGCACATTCCACCGCCACGTTGTTGCTCCAGGCGATGACTACGCTGGCGAGGACGCCCGTGTGAAGGCGATTTGCAAAGCAACACACACTGCTGGCGTTGTGGCTGCTTACAAGGCTGCACAGGAAGCTGCTGCCAAACCATGATACGCACCGCCAAAGGCCCAATCCTGCTGTACATGAAAGCCTGTGGTTTTCAGGGCTGGACTAGCTTTTGGAACGTGATCTACATGGCCCCCGGCTATGAGTTGAACAACGCCTTGATACGGCATGAAATGATGCACTTGGAGCAAATGCGGCGGGATGGCAAGGTGCTGTACGCCATCAAGTACACATGGTGGATGCTGCGCTACGGTTATAAAATGAACCCTTATGAAGTCGAGGCACGAGCCGCTGAATAACCTTGAAAGACAAACATGGCTAACGAACAATCCGCATTTTTCCCAAACGGCCCTACTGTTGTGGTTACCGCTAACTCAAGCGCTCCAACAGCCGTGCAGATTCTGCCGACTTTTACGGCAGTCACACCGCCCACCAACCAGTACCGGGTGGTCAACGTGGGGTCAGTAACGGCCTTCTTAGGCGTTGGTGCAACGGCTGCAATTGCAGTTACCAATGCCGCAGCAGTCACCACCACGGGCAACGGCATCCCCATTGTTGCTGGCGCTGTGGAAGTGTTCAACTTCCCGCCAACCTCATTTTTTACCGCAACAGCGGCATCGTCCACGACTCTTTACATCACTCCTGGACAGGGACTATAATGTTTGTACTGGCCCAATGACCAGGGAATCTTAGGATTCAAAAATGTCAGACGTAGAGCAAGTAGCGGAATTAGCCCCCGCGCCGGAACTGGAAACCACGGCGGTTACTCCAGAACCTGTAGTTGAAACGCCGGAAGTAGCAGCTAAGACATTCTCGCAAGAGGAACTTGACGCCGCTATTGGTAAACGCCTCGCAAGAGAGCAGCGAAAGTGGGAACGAGAGCGACAGCCTGCGCCAGCAGTGGCAGTGGACTTACCTCCGCAAGATCAGTTTGAGTCGGTCGATGCTTACGCAGAGGCCAAGGCTTACAAGCTGATTGAGCAGCGGGAACTCCAGAAACAGCAAGCTGAGATTCTTGATGGGTATCACGAACGTGAAGAAACGGCTAGGTCTAAGTACAGCGACTTTGAACAAGTTGCCTACAACCCCAGCCTCAAGATTACGACCGTGATGGCACAGACGATTCAATCGTCGGACATTGGGCCTGACTTGGTTTATCACCTTGGCTCAAATCCGAAAGAGGCAGATCGTATTTCTCGACTAGCGCCTATTTTGCAGGCCAAAGAGATTGGGCGACTTGAGGCTAAGTTAGCCGAGAACCCCGTCCAAAAGCGCACTTCTGGTGCGCCTGAGCCGATTTCACCAGTCACTGCCCGAGGGGTGGGTTCTGGGTCTTTTGACACAACTGATCCACGGTCTATCAAGACCATGACGACCAGCCAGTGGATTGAGGCCGACAGAGCGCGACAGATGAAAGCGTTGCAGGCGCGAAAGTTTTAATTTATTTTTTAAGGAAAAATCGTGGCTAACAGTATTCTTACCATTGACATGATTACTCGGAAGGCTCTTGAGATTCTTGAGAACAACCTGGTAATTACCCGCAACGTGAACCGCCAGTACGACGACAGCTTTGCTGTTAGCGGTGCAAAAATCGGCTCTACTCTGCGTATTCGCCTGCCTGATCGGGCGCTGGTGACTGACGGTGCAGCCCTGCAAGTGCAGGACGATGCCGAGCAAAGCACCACGCTGACGGTTTCTACCCAAAAGCACATTGGCGTGAACTTCACCACCGCTGAGTTGACTTTGTCGTTGGACGACTTTGCAGACCGGGTTCTCAAGCCCCGTATCTCGCAGTTGGCCTCCAGCATTGACGCTGACGTTGCTAATGCCTACAAAGCTATTTTCAACACCGTTGGCACTCCTGGCACTTCTCCCGCTACCGCTTTGGTTCTGTTGCAAGCGCAGCAGAAACTCAACGAATCGGCTGCTGGTATGGCTCCTCGCTACGCTACCGTCAACCCTGCTGCTAACGCTGGCTTGGTCAACGGCCTGTCTGGTTTCTTCAATCCTACCGACACTATCAGCAAGCAGTTTAAGAACGGCATGATGGGTACTGGCGTGTTGGGCTTTGACGAAATCAACATGAGCCAATCCATCAAGGTTCACACCACTGGCTCCCGTGCCGGTACAATTTTGGTTAACGGTGCTGTCAGCACCCAAGGCCAATCGACCATCAGCATTGACGGCCTTACTGGTGCGACTGACACGGTGACTGTTGGTGATGTGTTTACGATTGCAAACGTGTTTGCAGTTAACCCACAGACCCGTGAGTCAACTGGTTCGTTACAGCAATTTGTTGTAACCGCCGCACAAACTGGTGTTAGCAATGCTTTGGCAAACATGGCAATCAGCCCACCGATCTACACCAGCACAAGCGCCTTGGCTACCGTTAACAGCTTCCCCGCTGATAACGCTGCCGTGACCTTTGTTGGTACAGCATCTACTGCCTATCCGCAAAACATGATCTACCACAAGGACGCCATCACGTTTGCTACTGCTGACCTCGTTATGCCCCAGGGCGTTGACATGGCTGCTCGTGCAAACCACAACGGCATCAGTATGCGTGTGGTTCGTGCTTACGACATCAACAACGACCGTATGCCTTGCCGTATTGACGTACTGTACGGTTTCAGCACTATTCGTCCCCAGATGGCTTGCCGTCTGTGGGGTTGATCTAACTCATTTGAAAGGAAATTATCATGGCTCTCCCTAATGGTGCAGGCGGTCAACAACTTGGTGACGGCAACCTACTTGAAGCAGTAATGGGGGTTCAAACCATCCCAACTACTTTGACCGGCGACACAACTTTGACTGCGGATCAAGTGGCAGTTGGTTTGGTTGTTTGCAAAAAGGCCTCGGATGCTACGTTGACTGTAACGCTGCCCACCGCAGCGTTGCTTGACGCAGCTATCACAAGCGCAAAAGTTGGTTCGTCTTTTGAACTGACCATTTGCAACGACAACAACTCTGGTGCTTCTTCTACTGTTCCGGTCACAACCGGCACAGGTATCACGGTCTTTGGTTCGGTAACAATTGCCCGTCATGGCGCACACACTTACCGTTTCGTAAAAACTGGCGATGCTGCTTACTCGGCCTTTTTGAAGTAAGCTAGATGGCAGTCATTTACTTACGTCACCCCGTGCATGGGACAAAAGTTGCGTGTATGGAAGCAGAAGCCGTTTATGACGAAAAGAACGGCTGGGTGAGGTTTGATGTAGATGCGGTAAACGAGCCTGTCACGGTGAACGAAATGAAACGTCCCCGTGGCAGGCCACCCCGAGTTGAGGTTGTTGACGTAGGAGCATAGGTATGACCACATCTGCTGGCGACCAGATAAACGGGGCGTTGCGCCTGATTGGGATGTTGGCAGAGGCGGAGACACCTTCAGCCGCTACCTCTGCTGACGCACTGTCGGCGCTCAACCAGATGATCGACTCATGGAACACTGAGCGTTTGTCGGTGTTCACCACGCAAGACCAAGTGTTCACTTGGCCTGTAAATCAAGCTACACGCACGTTAGGCCCGACAGGTAACTTTGTTGGCAATCGGCCTGTTTTGGTTAACGATGCCACCTACTTCAAAGATACCTCAAACGGTACTTCGTATGGCATTAAGATAATCAACGAGCAGCAGTACAACGGCATTGCTGTCAAGAATACAACCAGCACCTACCCGCAGGTGCTGTACGTCAACATGGGCTACCCCGACATTACGATGACGGTGTACCCTGTGCCTACTGCGCCACTGGAATGGCACATCGTGTCGGTAGAGAAATTGACGCAGCCAGCAGTGCTGGCAACTACGCTGTCATTCCCTCCAGGCTACCTACGGTGTTTTAGGTTTAACTTGGCCTGTGAGATTGCCGCCGAGTTTGGCGTCGAGCCAAGCCCACAGGTGCAACGAATTGCTATGACCTCCAAGCGCAACATCAAGCGCATTAACAACCCTGACGATGTGATG